AGAACCGTTCCGCTACCTTCTTCAACAGTTACGATGTAAGGTAGCTTGATACCAGTCGGCTCGCCGTCTGGACCAATGTCTTCAAAGCCTTCTAAATCTAGATCTACGTGACACTCAAGAAGAGTATACATAGGAATTTGTTTTCCAGATTTTTTAGTGCCTTCTAATTCTTTTTCTTTTTTAGATACTTCATCATTAACAATCATGCCTGGAGGATTTAATTCTACATCAGAATAAAATCCAGCCACTTGTTGTTTTCTTAAATCGTTCTCTGACATTTTAAGAACGTGAATGATAGCTTCTGCTTCTTGTAAACTGTTTGCTGTGTATGGGACGATTAGATCATCTGCTGGTACAAACTTAGATACTGCTCTGCCTAATAAATCATCATAGTAAACTTTTTTAAACGTAGATCCTGCAAGAGGTAAATGAAATAACATAGAATCAAATTCTGGCTCGTACTCTTTCATCTGATCCATGATTAAATAATTCATGAAGTCTTTTACTCTGTGCGCTTGCTGATCTTTTGCTGGTGTTTTAATTCCAAGCACTTGTGTTCTTACTGGACCGTCACTTGGTAATAGTTCTTTGTATGCTGTAGCTTGAAACTGTGTAACAGCCTCTGCCAACACAGGGTGCGTTGCACCTGAAGCTCCTTGAAACGGCTCGGTTCTATTTTCGTATTTAAATCCTAATAGGTCAAGTCCATCAGTGTAAGATTTCTCCCAATCCTTTCTAGACATTTTATAATCTAGGTAGTTGGTTTTTAATTCTGATCCAAGTGGGTTTAAAACATCATCAGGTAAAATATCTGCAAGATTATCGAAATGAGATTCTGTGCCAGGTATGTTTACAGCGCCTGGTTCAAAGTTGATAGTCGCACCTCCATCTTCTTCTGGTGTAACTTCAACAGGTTGTTGAACTTTGATTTCTTCCTTTACCTCGACCTCTTCGCCCGGAACTTTAACCTCGGTACGAGTGTTAGGAAGTCCTTTATCTATATCTGCCATTTAAACTCCTGTTATCTTCTACCACGATTTAATAAAAAATCCAAGCCTTGTGGTGTAGGCCCTTTTTCTGGTGGTGGACCTGAATCTACGCCAGCTAATTTAGCTATGCCACCACCTGCAAAATCATAGGCTAATCTTGGGTCATAACTAGCTCCAGCAGGTAATCTTTTTTGTAAAAAATTTTCAGGGTTTGCCCCGTATATTTGTTCTGCACCAACTAAGGGACTAGCAGCTAATTCACTAATTGGTGCATCTTTAATATTAAAATATTGTTTTAAAGTGTTTCTGTAATCTTGTTTTGCTTTTTCAAAACTTTTCTCTAATCCTGTTTGTCCATACACACCTGATTGATACCCCTCTTGAATTTTATCAGCAATAGTTTTTGGTGTTTCTGTTAAAATACTTCTTACATCTATAAAGGGAGATTGTTTTTGTTCGGGCGCAAAACCAAGATCTATTTGTAGAGGATCGTCTTCCATCAATTCCATTTGGCTACCTTTTAATTTTTGAGCTGTAAAAAATGATTTAGCCTCTGAAATATCTCTAGCCTGATCAAATTGATAGTCAGATAAAACTTGTTGTTCTTTAGAAATTTGAGCATTAAAAAAATCATCTTTTGCTTTTTTAATTCTATCTTCTCCTATTTTTCTAACATCCTCATCTGACATCCCACTAAATTCTGGGTTATTTTGTGCTAGGTCAACATCTAAGTTAACTTGAGCGCCCTCTAAATCTTTTTTTGTTTTTCTAAAGTTTGAGACAGATTTAAATAAATTACCGGCATCTTGATCAAATAATGTTCTAGATATTTTACTAGCATCAGCCTCTAATGTTTGATCACCTGTTCTTAAATAGTCTGTGGCTCTTTTAAATGCTTCATCAAAGGTATCTCCCATACCTATACGAAGTAAAGACTCACCTGCTACAAAGATTGCTTCAGGTACGACACCAAACTTTACAACTCCTCTACCAAGTTTATATGCACGATTTAAAAATCTTTCTGCGTTTATTCTTTGACCTTGTGATAGATTTTTAAAATTACCATCATTTATAATGTTAGCTCCAGCTCTTACACATTGAGTGCTAGGTGTTGTTCCTTCTTGAAAACCGATACGACCACCCATTGCTTTACCAGGGCAACCTAGAATACCTAATGTTCTAGTCATTTCTTCTATAAGCTTTGGATTTTCAGCTAATCTTTTATTAAATAATTTAGTTACTTGAGTTTTTGCTGTTTTAAGTTGAGTTTTTGGTAAAGTTTCTTTAGCTCCAATAGGTTTATTATTAATATAATATCTAGTATTTAACTTTTTTAAATCTGAATTTAATTGTTTTTCTGTAATGTTTCCTTTTTTAAATTCAATCATCTTTTTTCCAGCCTGATCATTTCTATCTTGGAGCAATAATGATATTTTTTCAGTAGGGGACTCTGTCATTGATATCTGATGATGAAGATGCAAAGGATTTGTTTTAAAATATTGAGGGGACATCTTGCTTACAAATCTTGGATCAGCCTGTAAAAAATTTTGCATTTCAGCTAAAGTGGGCACTCTTTCATAAGATGAAAAATAACTACTAATTGCTTTATTAGGTAAAGATGTTTTAAATTCTCTAGCTAGTTTTAATAAATTTTTAGTATTTTCAAAACTTGGGTGAGACGTAATTAATTTTGAGTTTTTACCCAATTTACCTTCGTATCCTGCTTCGTAATAGTTAACACCATTTTGTTTATCTTTTATACCTACGAAACTTCCATCTTTAATAATTTCTTTATAGTTAGGATTATCTTTAGAAGCCATGTACATATAATTTAAAAGTCTGTTTCTTTCTTCCATTAAAGCTGCGTATCCTTTTTTAATTTGAGTGAACTTTGGTTTTTTACGTTCAGTTCTGTAATACAATTCTTTTTTCTTTGTTAAAAATTTTTCTCTAAATTCAGGATCTTTTTTCTTTCTTTTCATATAGTCTTTTTGATATTCTCTTTTCTTTTTTAAAAAAGTTTCAAGATTTCTAAATTTAGTTCGATTAGCAGGGTACAGTTCTAACCATTCTTTTGGAGTAAAAGGTTTTTTAGTTTTAGGATTAATATATTGTTTTTCTTGTAGCTCTTTTAAGATTTTTAGTTTTTCTTGATATTCACTAATATTAGGGCGACCCAAACGATCTTTTTTATCTTTTAAATATGATATTAATTCTTCCCCTTCTACAAGATCGCCGTCTTGAAATCTTTCTCTAGGTCGCGTGAGGTACGCCATCATCTGATTATATTTTGATACTTCCATTATTCTCCCATCATGTAGGCAAGACCACCGCCTGATTTTTTCATTCTAACTTCTTCTAAAACTTCATCTATAGATTCTAAACCATCATCAAAATCTTCAAAATCACCCTCCATGTTTGTAGGTCTAGCAGTTGTCTCTTCGTATTGTGCTGGAACTTTTACAGGCTTTCCATCCTTGCCAATTATTGTTTCCGGTGGTTTAAATTCTATAAGCTCTTTACTTTTAATCCCTTCGTAAACTTCATCTCCCGCTACAGCCATTCCTGTATTTGTTTTTTCAATTTGAATGGCACCTGAAGATAAATTCTCAGTCATTTCATAATCTTTGTATTTAGTGACAACCTGTCTTTCTTGTGTAGCTGCTATCGGGGTAATGTCATCACCAAGCATTTTAATTTTTTCTACAAGTTTTGGAAAGTATGCAGGCACTCCACTTGATTTTGCAATCTCTGCAGTCTTTGCAACTTTAGCTGCAGGTTTTAAAAATTTACCTACAAGAGGTATTGAAGCGAGTCCACCTAATAGTTTTAAGAATGTTCTACGAGTCATACCACCGCCTTCTTTAAAACCTATTCGACCACCCATAGCTTTCTTTTCTCCAAACAAACTTTCAGTGTAATTCTCTATCGCCATATCTTTTAGTTCAGGACGATCTTTATAAAAAGGATCTTTTTCAATATCTTCTTTGAATTCTTTTAAGAATCTTTCTTTTTGTTGTTCGTTACCTTGCTCTAAAATATCTTTCATTCTTCTATTAACAAAAATACCACCAGATGTAAGTGCAGCTAGTTCAGGAAATAATTTTGATGGTTCTGTCTGTGCTCTTCGTTTAACACTTTGTAAATATTTTCTGTAAGCTTGAAAGGGACTGTTCTCAGATAAAAATTTAAGAAGTTTACCGCCTCTATTCATTCCTACTCTTGCAATACCACCCATTGCAGCATCAAACGGCTCATCATCAAACTCTACACCTTCTTTTGTGCCACCAGCATCATCAACAAAATCTTCTAACGATCTTTCATTTCTCTCTTCAAAATCTTTTATCATTTTCTTTGTATCTTCTGACTTTTGTAATTCAGGATCTACATCTGGTTTTTTCTTTTTAGGTGGAGGTAACTTGTCTCCTAATTTAATTTCACCTAGCCCTTTCTTTTTTAAATTTTCATTTGTTAATTTCTCTAACTCTTTGGCAAGGTCCAAACTTTTTATACCTTCTTCTTTTTTTCCAATTGGTCCAAACATAGCTTCAGCTACGCTTTTAACTGTGCTTTCTTTGCTTTGTTTTTTTGATGGTTTGTTTAAAAATCTAAGCTCAGTTAAAAAAGAATATGCCTCATCATACAGTTTAGAATATTCTTTTTGATCCATGTCAGTAGCATCCTGACCCTCGTCGATAAAACCTCTTCTCTCAGCAAGATCTGTTGCTAATACATCTGCATCGTATTTTGTATCTTCACCTTTTAAAAAAAGATTGTCATAAGACTTTAACATATCTTCTTTTGCATTTTTTGGAAGTTTAACATCCACTTGTTTTCCACCTTGAATAACTTTAGGTTCAAAACCTTTGAAAGCATCTGATGCTGTTGTGAAACCTTTACCTAATAATTTTTTCTGATCTTCAGGATTTAAAGGTATGTTGTTATTTAATTTATATTGAATAGTTTCTAATGCCTCTGCAGCATCTGAAAATTCTTTGGCTTGATTTATTTTAGCTTGCTCTATTCTATTTACTAAAAATGCTAAATCATCCGCGTTCTTAACTTCTTTACCGATGTTTGTAACATTGTATCCTGCTTCTCTAAGACTTTCGAACAGTTGTAGCATCTCGCTCGTAATTTCTTTATCAGTGGGTAGAGAAGTTATACCGCCTTTGCCTGGCTTAATTAATTTTTTACGAATGTATTCGTATGCCAGCTGACCAAATTTTTTAACTTTTTCTTTTGACATTATGGTTTTGGAAGTCCTGTATAGTTTTTAGCAGCCTCTTCTTGTTTAGCTTTTTGTTCTGCTTTGTATTGTTTTTTATTTTTAGCTTTAGAGGAGATAACGTTTCCATATTCTTCGATATATGGTTGTGCTCCTGTTGTTTTGATTTTTCTGTTCATCGCAGCTATTCTTTTATCTTGAAAAGATTTAACGGCTTTACCGAAACCTTTGATTGCTGCTCCGACACCTTTTA